ATAGGTGGAACAGCTAACACACGAGCCGGAGGACAAGGCGGTGCTCCTATGGGGGACTATGCCGGTGGCTCTGTTCCTCTGGATAATACTGTTGTGTCTGAAATAGGTCAGAATCCAGGTGAACCTGGGATGCTAATCGGTACTGGTATGGAAGGTATGACTATACCAACTGATGGAGCAGGTGGTCTCGACTATGGTCTTCCAGGTGTACCTGATCCAGGTCCAGCATCCACTGTAGATATGCCTAGAAATAGGTTTGATGAACCACCTATTCCTACTGGTATAGCTAGTATACCCACACCTATGGACGATGGTTTTTATGATGAAGACCTTCCGACTATAGATACTGGCTTTGGCATGGTTGATTTAAATTTTGTTCCGGGCATCAATACAAACATACAACCAGAAGACATAGATATGGAAGCTATATTAGAAGCTGCACAAGCTGCTGCTCCTGAGCTTCCTGGACCTGAGGAATTTATTAGACCACCTGAACCACCGCCACCGGCCGAAGTCCCTATGATGCCTGTGTCCGTAGGAAGACCACCAGCGGATTCTCTACCGCCGATGCCTCCTCCACCAGTGAGGCCACCGTTACCACCGCCACCGCCACCGCCTCCACCAGCTGGACCTCCGGGAGCTATGCCTGGACCATCAGCCATGGACTTTCCGGAAGATGCATCAGACAGATTAGGTGCTAATCTACCACCAGATAGACAGTTTGGGCCTAGTTTACCAGCCACAGGTGGACTAGGAGCTTTTGAAGATATGTCAATACCAACTCAAGAAGAGTTAGATGTATTGATAAATAATGCTATCGCTAATATAGACATACCAACTATAGGGATAGGGGCACCTCCGATACTGCCGCCTACAGAAACACCTACATTTATGCCTAAAACTCCTAGAAGACCTAGGGGTCGTGTACCTGGAAGATTTCCTCCTCCGGGACTTAATTTAGGGGGAGTAGTTGAGCGTGTGCAGAGTATGATGCCTTTAAAATATCAAGGGCTCAACACAGGTGGAGAAGCAGGAACTGATCTTACAGGATACGTGTCTATAGATGACATGCCCGAAGGTTCTACTGATTATGACATTGAAATGCAGCGTGAGTTAATCTTGAATGAGCTTATGCGTAACGACCTCGGTGAAGATATAGTAGACATACTAAGAGATTTAAGAGATTCAAGACAGATGCAGAGTGGAAGAGCGCGGTCAGATGCGGACAATAAGGCTTTTTCAAACTTTATGAAAGACCGCATGAAGAAACGTAGAGAGGGTATTTAAAGCAACCAATCTTTCCAGCGTTCTTCACCTAATACTGTTTGAGCTATATTCTGTTTCTGTCGTAGCGACTTAACTATTTTTTCATCTACTGTGCGCTCACAGACTATATCTATATAAGTCACTTTATTAGTTTGACCTATACGGTGCGCTCTATCCTCAGACTGCAGCCGTTTTTCTAAGTCATAATTATTTGAGTAGTACACTACGGTGCTAGCAGCTGTAAGCGTTATGCCGTATCCTCCTGTCTGTGTATTACCTACAAAGAATCTTAGGGGGTCTTGTTTATCTTGGAATTTATCAATAACCTCAGCTCGTCGCTCTTGGCCTATGTCACCATAATATGTGCCTACAGATTCTTCTCCATATATTCTTTCTAGCTCGGACTGTATCTTTTGTATGTCGTGTCGGTAGTTAGCCCAGATGATAACTTTACCGTCAGTCTCTTCTAATATGTCTAACAGTTCAGTTAGTCTTTGATTAGGTAACTCAGTAAGCCCACCGCCATCAAGTCCAACAAAGCCACAAGATATTTGATGCAACCTGATTATCTGTGTGATTAAATGCGTGATTGTAACAGTGCCTTTACTCAAAGAAGCCTTCGCCTCTTTTTGTATTTGTTTATAGACACGCTTCTGCTCTTCTGACATCTCTATCGTACGTTTGAGATAAACTTTATCAGGTAAGTCTAGACAGTCTTTTTTAAGTACCCTGTAGCTAAATTTAAGGAGGCTCTGGTTTAGTTCTGTAAGGTTCTTATACCCTACTACCTGTTTATATGTTCTACCGCTTGCAGTCTTTTCTACTAAGTTAGCGTATCGCGCCCTGAACCCGAAGTAACTGCTAAACCCCAGTAGGGCTGGATCTAAAAAGTACGCCTGACTATATAAGTCAAGTGGACTTTTAGTTACAGGAGAACCTGTCAGTATCCTCTTATAGTGTGCATACTTACCCAGCCTTACAGCGTTCTCAGTTCTTTTAGCTTTATGGTTTTTGATAGTTGTGCTTTCATCTATTATAAACATAGCTCTTCTTTTAAATAAGAAGTCTGTCACGAACCGTGTGCCCTTCTTCGTGCTCATAGCTTCTACGTTCATGACAAGTATGTTGAGCCTACTGTCCTCTTCAGACAGAGTTTTGAGGGTGTCTAAATTTTTCTTACTGGTTGAGTTAGACCATTTAACAGTATGGTAGTCTATCTCATCCGGTGTGTGGGTCGGTATCTCTTTACTGAACCAAGTATCATACACACCTTTAGGTGCAAGTATTAACACACCATTTATTAAGTCCTGCCTGTACAGGTGCACAAAGTTATCAATCACAACTTTTGATTTACCGCACCCCATCTCCATAAATAGAGCGAACTGTTTTTTAT